AGCATACAAGCGAGAATTGCGGCTTATGCCACACATTCTAAAGATGGAACAACGAGGTATCAATCTTGACGGTCCCCTACTTAAAGTTGATACAAATTATGGCTGGGGAAAACTTGAGGAGCTGGAAGAACTCATTGGCCAGAAATTAGGTCGTCAAGTTGATGTCGACTCTGGTGCCCAACTCGCAGATGCCATTGAAGCAGCTGGTCTCAGCAAAGGTTTCGCTACAACGCCCACAGGGCTACGCTCTACGGCGAAAGAAAGCCTTATCAATGCTATTGCTGATGATGAGCTCTTGGGCCATCTTCTTGTGCGTGGGAGTATCGCTACTTGCCTTCGTACGTTCATGCAACCTTGGGTAGTTCAATATGAAGCCCATGGCCGGTTGTTCATGAAGTGGAACCAAATTCGGAACTATACGGACACTGGTGCTCGTACGGGCCGGATCAGCAGTTCCCCCAACCTTCAGAATATCCCTGTCGAATGGGAGGAACTGAAGGAGCAGCTTGAGAAGATTAGTTATCCTGTACCTGCGGGCTTGTTGCCACAAGTGCGAAAGTATATTATCCCTGACGAAGGTAAGATATTCATCGGGCGAGATTACTCCGCTCAAGAGATGAAGTTGCTTGCGCACTTTACAAAAGGAGCATTACTTGAAGCACTCAAACGAGACCCTTCAAAAGATATACATCAAATCGCTGCTGGAATTGCTGGAATTACGAGAAAGGTTGCAAAAACACTTGGATTCGCCGTGCTATACGGAGCAGGAGTTGGACGAGTTGCAGATACACTTGGCACTACTGCTAGTGAAGCTACAAGAATTAAAGCCAAATATTTAGAAGCTCTTCCCGAAATCAAAGCCTTCCAGAAAGAGCTAAACGAAATAGGCAAAGCGCATAACTATACTGAGACACTTGGCAAACGTCGGTATCGATCGCAGAAGCCTGCTGTAGTTAAGGGTCGTTTTAAGTCCTTTGAGTATAAGCTTCCAAACTACAAGATTCAAGGTTCGGCTGCAGATCAAACAAAGGAAGCAATGATCCGGTATTGCGAGACCACGCAATGTGGGGAGCTTGTTCTAACGGTACATGACCAGCTAGTTACACAAGTTCCTGCCTATCATGCTCATGTTAGTCTGGAGCGAGAAATCTTTGAGAAAGCTGTTAATGGCAGTTTTCAAGATGTGCTTGGCTATGAGGTACGTAGTGATGAATCTCTGGCATATAACTTTGCAGAGTTGAAGGGGACCTCTGATCGTATTCAAAATGACCTGCTGAGGCAGCAAGATGTCAACCACCAAAACGTGTAATAAATGCAAGGAGTCTAAGTCATACGATCCCTCACACAAGAATGGAACCAAGGCTAATGGCTTCGATCGCAATACTTGCTATGTTTGCAAGAAAGAAAGTCATGTGGTTTATATGCGAGAAAAGTATAGACCTAAGAAGTCATCTGAGTTGAACATGCTGGAAGGCACAGTCAAACTCGCAAGTATTTTTAACAAGTGGAGATAAAATGTTCAAAGACGCCTGGGGGTTTAGTAAGCTGGATACATATCGTTCGTGTCCACAGAAGTTCCAGTTCCAATTTATCAAGAAGCTTCCATCACCAGGTTCCCCGGCCATGGAGCGGGGGAGCAAGATGCATGAGAACATCGAGTCCTACCTCAACGGTTGGCAAACGTCTTTGATTCCTGAAGTAGTCTCTTGGAAGGAGGCGATAGATGCGCTCAAAGAAAAGGATTTCAAAGCCGAACAAGCTTTGGGTTTCGATAAGAATTGGATCAAACTACCGGATTGGTTTAGCAAGGCGACCTGGTTGCGTGTTAAGATGGATGCTTCGTTCATTGAAGGAGGTAAAGGCACGGCGATTGATTTCAAGTCGGGTAAATATCGAGTACCATCTACTGAGCAAATCGAGCTCTATGCGATTGGCTTACATGCGGCGAATCCAGAGCTTGCAGAAGTAAGTGCTGAGTTTTGGTTCCTTGATACAGGTGAGACCTACGAACGGACTTATCCTGCCCAATCGCTTCTTGATCTTCGTAAGAAGTATGAGCGTTATGTGGCTCCAATCTACGCTGACGAGGTCTTTACACCTACCCCGTCAAACGAGTGTCGCTGGTGTAACTACAGCAAAACCAAAGGTGGCCCCTGTAAGTACTAAGGAGTTAGTATGAAGAAGAGTAAAGTAATCTATAGAACCATGGCTGCGATTATCAATGCAGCGAGACCTTTTGATGTACCAGCTTCCGCATTAGCCCTAGTCTTCTTTCCAAAAGAAGCAAAGGAATCTATGAAGGATGCTTTGCGTCTACTTAACGACCATGGCAGCGACTGGAGTGGTGCACGTGAGGGTTATGAGAAACTGTGGGGCCGTTTCAAAGAAGACAAGGAATGGTTCTACCATGCAAATCCTTGAGAGCAAGATCGAAAAAGACTGCAAGCTTATTGCGGAGAACTATGGATGTATACTTCTGAAGATACAGGGCACGAAGGGTTTCCCCGATCGCCTCTTAGTGGGTCCACACGGACAGACAATGTGGATGGAGTTCAAGAAGGAGGGCGGGACCATGTCGCCCCTTCAGAAGCATATCCAAATGAAGATGATGCGAATGGGTCACCGAGTGGAGGAGGTGGATTCGAAGCAACTCTTCATGGGTTTACTGCAAAGCCATGGAATCCACACGCCTATCAAGAAAGGGGCGTTGAATGGCTGGTAACCCGGCCTGAAGGCGCACTGTTTCTTCCACCAGGGATGGGGAAATCTAGCATTAGCTTGGCTGCGTTCCTATTGCTTAGGAAAATGGGCGTGGCTAAGCGGATGCTCTTGTTGGCGCCCCTGACTGTATGCCTAACTACTTGGCAGACTGAGCCTCAGAAGTGGGGTCAATTCCAAGGTCTAAAAGTAGGTCTTGCGCATGGTACGGACAAAGAGCTTATTTTGAATGATCTATACTGGGACATCGTGGTAATGAACTACGATGGAATTGCTTGGGCTGCCCCTCTTTTAGCACAAGGTCATAACTTCGAGATACTACTATGCGACGAGTTGACGCGGCTCAAGCATACCCAATCCAAGAGATTCAAAGCACTAAAGCCAGTGCTGCCAAGCTTCCAGTTCAGATGGGGTCTAACTGGTACCCCGGCTGCGAACGGGTACATGGACTTATTTGGGCAAGTCTATTGCTTAGACCTTGGGAAACGTTTAGGGAAGTTCATTACTCATTTCAGGCTCAAGTACTTCCATCAACAACCGTGGGATCAGTACAGGTACTATATCTCTGGGGAGAAGGCCTCACTGCTAACTTCTAAGCTTGAAGACTTAGCGATGTACATGGACCCGAAGGATTGGCTGAAGTTGCCTCCGCTCATAGATATCAAGATGGAAGTAACACTCGAAGAAAAGGCACGGAAAGACTACGACTTCCTCGAACAAGAGTTTATACTGGAGCTTAACAATGATAGCGTGGTTACGGCAGCTAATGCGGGTGTTCTTACTTCAAAGCTCAGGCAGTTTACTGGAGGTGCTTTGTATCTTGGCCCTAATCAGTGGAGTAGTGTTTCTACTGCTAAGCTTGATAGGCTTGAAGATCTGGTAGAAGAGATGGCCGGAGAGCCACTGATGGTCGCCTATCAGTTCAACCACGAGCTAGAGCGACTTCTCAAGGTCTTTCCTAAGGCACTTGCTATTAAAGGGGGCATGACTGGTAAAGCCCTTGAGAAAGTTGTCGAGGATTGGAATACCGGTGAGGTCCCCATTCTCTTTGTGCAACCTACTGCAGCGGCCCACGGGCTTAACCTTCAGTTTGGGGGGAGCGCCTTATGTTGGTTTAGCCTTACCTATAACTTCGAGGAGTATACCCAACTTATTGCTCGTGTCTACCGACAAGGGCAGACTAAGACAGTTCGGAACTATATGATAGTTGCAAGTAAGACCATTGATCAGGTTCTGGCGTCAGTGCTGGTAGACAAAGACGCAGTACAAACTACTGTGTTCCAAGCACTTAAACTGGCATACGGCAGGGCAATGTAACAGTTGTAACGGTTTTCGAAATAGGTGCACAAAGATATACTGGGTGCGATATAATAGTCACAGACACTGCGAAAAGGGTGTCTACTTTCAACTTCTACCGGAGAACATAAATGAGTGACCTGAATGGCAAGAGCATGTCGGAACTGATTGCTCTGCACAACGAACTCGCTGAGAAGCTCGGCGTGTCCACTGAAACTGAGTTCAAGAACCTGAAGGCTGCCCGTTCGGCAGTCGCTACCCTGGAGAGCAAGATGGAACAAGCCACGAACCCCGCTACCGAAGCTGATGGTGCTGCTGCTGGTGCTGCTGCTGTCGAAGGCGTCACCAAGCATGTGCTTGCCGATAGCGACAAGCAGAAGTACAACTCGAGTGGCAAGCGTGGCCCGAATCAAGGTGTCGGTGCCTTCTCGAAGGAACTGATCCTCGCGGGTCTGTCCAATGCTGATGTCTTGACGCAAGTGATTGCAAAGTTCCCGGATGCCAAGACGAGCAAGGGCTGCATCGCCTTCTATCGTACGGCTCTGTCGAAGTCCGGTAAGGAAACTGGCCCGACGCCGGAACAACTGCGTAAGCAAGCGCAAGATCTCCTGGATAAGGCAACGGCGACGGAAGCTGCTCAAGCTGCCGCTGCTGAAGCGCTGGCTGCCGCTGAAGCTGCTAAGGCAAGCTCGGCTGCTGCCTTCGATGCTTCTGTTGCTGCCTGATCAGGTTAGCACGACCCACAAAAGGGCTCTTCGGAGCCCTTTTTTCCTATGGAGATTAGAATGGAACGGCAAAAATACTTTGAACTAATAAACCCAGCTGTGGACATAGTAGTCAAGAAGGGCGAAGACTATAACTGTGGCCCTACCCTTGAGCAATACTTCCCATTTGGGGACTTCTCTTATGTCCAGATGATTCATTTGAAGGCTTTGCGCCTTGTATCTCTTGTGGATAAAGTCGAGATTAACTTCGAAGGAAAGAAGGATACACTCTATGACCTTCTCAACTACGTTGTCTTCTACCTTGACTTTCTTGAAGGACTTGAAAATGTCCAAATATGAAGTAGATTATATGAACCTTGTAGATCGAGTTCTACAAGAGGGGGAGGACCGTGAGACACGAGCTGGTCCTACAAGGGCTTGCTTTGGAACCGTCCTAGTCATCAACTCATTAGAAGATGGCAGGTTCCCCATTCTGACTACTCGAAAGATGTATCCTGAGGGCGTGTGGGGCGAACTGGCTGCCTTCGTCCGTGGTACTGAGCGTCTTGCAGACTTCAAGCACTTCGGGTGCAACTACTGGGATGCCAACGCTGCCGCATGGCCCCCGAACAAAGGCAAGGTACCTGCAGAGATGTCAGTGGGGCCAATCTACGGCAAGCAATGGCGAGACTTCAACGGCGTTGACCAGCTTGACAACCTGCTACGTAGCATTAGGAACGACCCCATGAGTCGGCGCCACATCATTACTACGTTCAACCCCTCAGAAGAGGGATGCCTACCACCATGTCACTTGACGGCACAGTTTAATGTGACCAATCATGGTTGGCTCGAGTGCGTAGTTTATATGCGGTCGGTAGACCTGATCCTCGGACTACCAAGTGATGTAATCCTTTATGCTACATTGCTTAGTCTTGTGGCAAAGGAATGCAACTACGAACCTGGTTACTTAACATTTATGATGGGAGATACCCACGTCTATAACAATCATCGTATAGGGTGGCAAGCACAACGAGCACACACCCCACAAGAACTACCAATATTTGAATGGTTAGAAGAAACTACATTATTTGGATTCATACCAGACGATATAGTTCTGCATGACTATAAGAACCAAGGGAGAATCGTATATGAATTCAATGTTTGAAGATGTGATAGACTTTCATCGTAAGGTCTTAATCATCCCTGATCAAATGAGCCCTACGCTCATCTCGCAAGAGTTCATCATGGAGCGCTTCCGCTTTATGTCGGAAGAGATCGAAGAGTTTGTGGATGCTGGCATCAAAGGCGATATAGTAGGCGTCGCTGATGCATTGGCTGACATTATCTACGTAGCTCTCGGTACTGCACACATGATGAACTTGCCGTTCCAAGCGATATGGGATCATGTCCATCGCGCCAACATGCGCAAAGTAAGGGGAGGTACGAAACGTGGTAACAGCATCGATGCCAGGAAGCCAGAGGGTTGGGTTAGCCCGGAAGCTGGAATTGCAACAATCATCTTGGGAGAAATCAATGCAACGCCCGAGTCTTGATACTACAATGCTGCAAATAGCTCATGTGCTAAGCATGCGGGCTACTTGTGCAAAACTTGCCGTCGGTTGTGTCTTGACAGACATAGACGGGATCATAGTTGGCACAGGCTACAATGGTGTCCCCCGAGGATGCCGACATTGCATCGACATCCCATGCCCTGGAGCAAATGCTCCGAAGGGGGCAGACCTGTGTGAAGCTGTGCATGCAGAAATGAACGCACTCTTGAGCCCAGAAGCTCATCGTGCATTTACCTGCTATACTACTCATGCTCCGTGCATGCGTTGTGTGAAGACTTTACTGAACACTCACATTCAAATAATCATCTACTCACATGCTTACAACCTTGAAGCTAGTGCTAAAGAACTATGGCTTAGAATGGGGCGCCAATGGGTGCTCTTCGAAGGAGATTACCATGGGTGAAGGTAAACCGACTCCAGCTTGGTATCGTGGTGTTTTCACAGAAAACGAGTTGGAGACACTCAGATTCCGCACACGAGAACGCCAACGAGAAGCACTTGAATCTTTGAAGGCTAGAGGGTTGTCTTTGTTATCGATACCAGCCTTAAAGTTCGGAAATGACCTGAAAACGTCGAAAACGAGGATGTCCAGAGGATATTAAACGATCCTTTGAGGCTCCTAAAATACGTTCGGCTTATACCCCTACGCCGAACGTTTTTTAGGAGCCCAAAGGACACCGAAACTAGTATCTCCCTCTAAGCGCTCGCACCAAGGCATCGGCCCTAGCACCAGGATCACGTACAGCGGGAAATGTACCTGATCCAACCATTTGAAAAAGTGGTTCCATTACTGCAGCATCTAAACCTTCAGTTAAGTTGTCATAGATGTGAGTCGGTGGACTCATATCTAAGATCTTATCAGGTAGTAGTAATCTGTTTTGTGATGCCCTAGCTTGCTGTTCACCTAGTAAGTCCCTATACATACTATGCGCGCCACCCTTCTTATTGAGGATGCGCTCTAGTTCTGCGCTCAAGCGTACAGCAGTAGGTTCAGGGTTCTTACGCAATGCTAGAATTGTCTCGGCCAATGTGTTAGCATTTGAGCCTATCATTGGATCTACAATTCGACCAGACATCCCGCCGCCAGGCATTCCATATCTATCTTGTACTGCATGTTGCATTTCATGGATTGTAGTACCTCGCGGTGTACTAAGGCTATATGGATCTTGTAAGTTAGTCGAAGTACTAAGCGCAATGGTACCAGGTTGCGTTCTACTAAGCTTTGCAGTATATGATCCATGAAGTCCAGGTATATGCTCACCACCCTTGAAAGCTATATCTTTCATCCAAGGCTGGGATTCAAACAATTCTGGATGATCAAGTACATTTCCAAGTGTACTACCTGGAAGATTTAGGGGTAGATCACTTTGGAGGAAGTTCTTGACAGCCTCCTGATGTGCAGGGTCCGTGCTCTCTAGTATTTTAGGATTTATTTTTAGTAAAGCATCAATTTTATCATTTTCGTTCCCCAATGCATATGGGGAGAATTCTGCTGGCTTGTCCCGAATCTCATGCATGAATCGACCATGCTCAATTGGCAATGATGCACGATTACCTATTGGTACTTCTGCAACCTGGTGTGTTTGCCAAATATCTTCGGCCCCTGCACCTTTAAGTAAGTCCTCTGCTGCAGCCCTAGCACGCCGCGCTAAGTCCGTAGCTTTACTTGCATTGGCCTCAACACCATGTGCGATCGGAATCATCATCGCCCCCTTCATGCCGAGAGGGAGCGCTTTGGAGAAAGCACCTGCCCCTACAAAGGGGAGGGCATCGAGTTGGTCAGCTGTATGGGCATTCCACAAAGGTTCATTTGCCTTTGTGTTGATAGGCAACTCACCATAGGACATAGACTCTAAACCTTCTGGGGCATTCCCCATAAATTTAGTAGCAAGTGTACCTAGAATTGGTGACACCTTAGCAAACTTCTTTCCGCCCTCGCGAAGTTTATCCGCAAGAAGTTGAAGCCATTCTGCTTGGGGTGTTGCGCTGAGTTCGTCCATACTATCTTTTCTGAGGTAGGGTACCTACAGGTGGGGTACGTGAACGTAGTTTCTTGACTATTGTGGCAGACGCAAAATCTCGACCTACAGATTGCGGGATGCCAACCTTCTTTGCAAACTCCGGACTATGTGCTACTGCCTGCATTAGCAAAAGTTGGGATTTAGATTTTGCAGGCATATCTAGTCTCTTTTCCGAAGTAGTTCAGCTAACTGCTTAGCTTTTAGCTCTTTCTGCTCTGGAGTCAGTGGTGGGCCTGATTTGAAGAACGCTGAGTTATCAACAACGGGATCAGGTGGTTTCACTTGAAGGTCTGCAAGCTTATCACGCTCACGTTGTGCTTTTTGCAAGGCTACTGGGTCCATTATGCGCTCCGTAGTTAACTAAAGAATATGGGCAGGCTTATTACCACGATTATGGCAAAGATTATCAATGCAATAATTCTCATGGTACAAGCAAGGCCCCGTTAGCATCAAATGAATACCCATTTTGTTGTTGTAGTGGCGCAACTGCAAGGGCTACTGTTACGGTGACTAATCGGTTATTGTTGTCTGTCATCATTCCATTTTGCTGCTTCGTCGGGGCCACACGAGTAGCATATGGTACAGTAGCTAGACCTTGCGTAGCAGCTACTACAGGATTACCGTTAGGAAAGAAATCAGGTGCTGCTGCACTGATTACTACGGCTCCTCCAACTGCACCAATACCTGAGTAGTTTTCAACTGCAGCAGCGCCTGTAGTTGTTACTGCATTGCCTGTTCTAGAAAAGCCAACTGGTAGCATGATTACACCACATGTTTAGTTGCGTTCTTCATTTCAGCCGAGACTACCTCAACTGCAGAACGTAGTTTATCTAGCAACTGACTCCGAGTTAGAATTATAACTGGATTCCCCATCTCTGTAGCAACTGCTGTGATGAAGTCATTCAAGTCCATACGTGCACCAACTTGATCAGAGTACACGAAGGCTTCAATGTTAGGCTTCGCCCACATACGAGATACGATGATCTTTGTTCTAGACGTAGGCGTAGTCATCATGCACCCAGATAATAACTAACGTTGACCCGACCCAATACTGCAGCACCAGCAGCCACCGCTACGACTGTTGTCGCCGTACCCGCGACCAAAGACTTTAGCGGAGTTGTTGGGGTGTAGTTTACATCTTCTTGCGTGCCCCCTGCAACCATTGCATTACCTACCGACCACGCTGGAGTACCTGGTAGATTCGTGCTAGTGTGAATGAGCGTCGCTGTGCCAGCGAGCGCTGCTGTGGCATTGCGCACGATATTGATGTGCGTAATATAGTGGAACAACCCCGCCACAGCAGGAAGCGTCGCCGTTGCGGCAGCGTTCGCCGCAGCGGTAGCCGTGACATGAAGATTGGAGGGAACTGACCGTGTATAAATAATCTCATCCGCAGAGCTACCCCGCTGAGTAACTATGATATTCCCCGAAGTATATGCGGAAACCCTTATCCGCATACGGCGGAATCCACTAACCCCAACAACATATGTGCCGGAACAAGTTGTTGCAGATACTACACTAGCAACGAATGCTTCTTGAACAATAGCAGCGGCAAGGAGTTGCTGCTCTGCAAACATTGGCAGCGCGAAGTAATTCGTACCATCTACAGTAGCTTCCGCAACTACTGTAAGAGCACCAGCCGCAGTCCGTATGTCTACGCGGACAACTGCCTTACCCTGAATGTCAATGAGGGACTCAGCATTAAGTGCTGCGAGTGTAGCTGATGCTGCACGGGCATCTGTCAGCGTCTCACCAGTAATAGAGTCAAGCGACCCTTGGAATGGGTTGCCGCGTACGTCGAGAATTTGAGACATGATTTACCCTATCAAGTAGTTGATCTTGTAGCTGCCACCGATTCTGTGTATGAAGTCTCTAGCAGAGACTCGCACCACCATAGATCCAGCAGCAGGCACAGCATTGAACTCCACGTCATCGAAATCTGGCGTGTTTTCGTCGGCATCTGTGATGTTACCCCACCCAACGATTACTTTCGACGTGCCGCTGATATTAGCGTCTGTCACAGTGACTTCAGCATACTGAGTATTATAGGGTATGCCTGTCAGCGTAGCCGCCACCTGTGCCACGCTGCCAGCACCACCCCCAGGCACATTCACCACGGTAGGGTTGATGCCTGACGCAGTGACGCCCGCGCCTGTGAAGTTCAAGCTTGCTGTGGTACCGAGTGGCGTTCCCTCGTCTTGCGTAGCTACGCCACCGCCGCTCGATGCTGGTGGAAACAGAGGCATTAGGTAATCTCCCCGACGCGAGCATTGCCTGTAGCAGATGCCCATATGCCTCTAATCGCACCTGTGTAGCCGAAGGGCACTTCATAATACGCGTCCGCCACCATCTTTACCGTGAAGTCGGTTGTAGACGCAGCAGCAGTACCGAGCGATAGATACAAGATTGCTGCAGAGTCATTGTAGACTGTAGCTCCTAGTCGGTTAGCGTTCGACGCCAGAATAAGAGTATCCGCCGCAGCGCCCGCAACGCTAGTTCGCGCATTAGCTGTAGAGCGAGTTTCTTTGGTCGGTACTGGCGTGGCGCGAAGTTGAGCGTCTGTAAGGGGACCGGTGACTGCAACCGATCCAGTGATGGTCGTGGACGCAAGACTAACAGGTACAGCCGACGCCCGCAGTTGAGTATCGGTCAGTGGGCCAGTGACTGCAACCGATCCCGTAATCGTAGTTGATGCCAAGGATACCGGCACCGCAGACGCACGAAGTTGCGTGTCTGTAAGCGGCCCGGTGACGGCTACAGACCCCGTGATGGTAGTAGACGCCAGCGATACGGGTTGCGTAGCCTGCCAGAAGGTTCCGCTTACGGGTTGAGTAGCCTGCCAGAATGTTCCGCTTACGGGTACAGGCGTCAGACGTAGCTGCACATCTGTCAGCGGGCCGCTTACGGGCTGAGTTGCCTGCCAGAATGTGCCGATAGCGGTAACAGAATCAGTGCCACTGCTCAGCGCCCAGGTTCTGCCTATGCTCCACGCACCAGACTGTGATACCGACCACGGCGGCGTACCTTGCTGAACAGTCCAAGTCCCGGACTGTGCCACAGAGAAGACCGCACCTGTCCCGGGCTGAACGGGGAGGGCGTTAGTTAACTCTACACCAACTAGATTCGCACCAGACTTCCATCCCGTATAGCCCGCGCTCGCTGGAACAGCCGCGCCAGTCGGAGACGCAGCAGCGTTTCCGCCAGAGATAGTCCCTGCGGCAAGGTTTACGTTAAGATTACCGGACCCATCAAGCGAAAGGGCGGATACAACATTTGACGTGTTCTTTCCAAGGGCCACCGTACCCGTTGCCGGGTTGATGGTTGTTCCCTCGGCGTATTGCGTTCCGCCGCCCCCACCCCCTCCAGCCTGAGTAGCTTTGACCCAGGCAAGACCAATGCTGTCCCAGACTAGGGTCGCTACCTGATTGACATTCTCGGTCTGTACACCGTTTGCATCAGTTAACTGCGTACGATGGATGTACGCACTGAGGGGCATTACCACGGCTTATTCTTCCGTCCACTCGATGTTCATGTAAGTGCTCATACCTGCCGGGATTGCATTTCCGCCATTACTGATGCAGAACTGCTCCCCAGTACCGGCTCTCAACACAACACACTTAGATGGTCGATTACCAAAGAAGTGCTGAATCGGCAAACCCCCGCCGACTGCGGTTGTTGCTGCCGGAACAGCAATGTGACTACCCCGGACTAGCGCAGCGCCAGAGCCAGAGATAGTCGGGTTGGCAGAGTACAGAGCAACTACGCCGGTGGGCGCAACATCTTGGGAGTCGTGCTTACAGATGGCGGGGGCTGAGGATGCTCCACCTGTGTCGGCCACCGTGCGCTTGAAAAAGTAAATGTCTGCCGTAGTGCTGCCTGTGGCGTCAGCGGCATAGTCGGCATACGTCACCCGAATATCTTTTGTCGTAGGCGACAAAACCAACATGTCCGTCGCATTAGCTACCGGAGCAAAGTCAGCAACACCCACAGAGTACGTGGGTTTATCGCCCTCCGTATTTACTTTCTGTGTATACGCACCCTCTGGCTTGGCCACGACTTACTCCCGATCGAGGTAGTTATTCCTCTCAACGAAACCCCCGGCATCGCCATAGAATTGGTCGCAATGTTCCCCGGTATACTGGTCGTCGGTGCCCTTCATTTCGCGCTTCTTGAAGCCCTCGGCAAATGACGTTGGGTTCGTGTCCGCCGACACATCCGATTCACCAGCCATGCTGAATGGCATGTTCGTGGTAGCCTGATCACAAACATCCATGTTGCCGGGCATCAAATTGAACTTCCGACCATCAGGGTCAATAGAGTTCTTTGGGACGAAATTTTCAATACCCGGTGATTTGCGTGCCGATTCGAACGACGCCCATGGCTCACCCTCGTCGACGCGATTGGGTACGGTGATCTGAAACTTCTCTTGCAGATGGTTTGGCATACTGTGTCCTGAGATAAGTTACGGGGGCCAACAGGCCCCCGTAACTGGTTTGCTCAACCGAAACCGCCGATATTACTCAGCGATGTCACGGGGGCTCGGGGTCCAACCGTCGCCAGGGTAGGACTCGGAAACCAGCTTCTTGAGCGACATCGCATGGATTTCCGCGTTCTCCTGGTCACTAATGTCCATACCGGGCGGCAGGAAGTTGAACTTCGCAGCCTCGCCGTAGGGGGTGCCTTGCTTGTCGATGTAGCCATCCGTCTGGAACCCGGACTTCTCACCGATGTCGTTGTGCAACCCACCGAGACCACCGATGGTCTTCGGCAGACCACCACCGAAGGGCTCGGCAAACTTTTCCTTGCCGCCCTCCCCCGCCATCTGGCCTGCGCTTTGGCCAGGAACATTTCCGCGCTTGCTTACCATGCTGCTTCTCCTTAGGAAGTGACGTTGGACAACGGAAGGATCGCGAGTTCGATCATCCCGACGAAAGTGCCTGTGGCATCCGTGCCCTTCTGGGCATAGAACACATCACCTTGCTGAAGGGACACTTGGTTCGCGGGCAAGGTCGGGGTCATATTACCGATGTACGCCCCTGAACCCATCGTTCCGTATGCAGTCGTGCTCGTCGTCGTGTTGGTGCCGCCCACGCCGGTCACCTTCACAACACTGATGACGTCTGCCGACGTGCTGAGCACGGTCGTAGCGATCTGCACCGCCTTGACCTGCATAGCGGTGAATGCCGCCATCTTCGTGCCCGTGCCACCAGACCCGACAAGGTTGCCCGAGGGAACAGCCAAAACGGCCTGATACGCCGGGTGGTCATACGCCATATTTTTCGTAGTCATGTCATGGCCTCCTTTAAGCCAGAGAATCCCACTTCACGATGCGAGCATTCGCAGCGAGAGTGTGAACGATGCCGAAGCCACCCATGTAGTACCAGGCAACACCCTTGGAACGCCCGTAGTCGCTTGGGATCTTCCCGCGCATTTCCTCGGGGACGGCAATCGCTTCCGCCACCGTGTCATTGCCGAAGAAGAACATCCAGTCCGACTTGCCGTTGGTCCACAGAGTCTGCGTGATGCCGTCCGTGCCGGTTCCCTTGGCGATGTTGGTCTGCTCGACGTAGCGAACGTTTTCGTAACGCCCGATTTCGCCGTTCATGATCAACTTGAAGCCGGTGTCCGAATACTGGTGGATCGTTTCCAGGTTGTTCTTGAACGAACGCAGCGTCGTCGGCCATGCCAGGGCATAGTAATCGTCGCCGAGGTAGGCCGGGATGTTCCGTTCCTTCATCGTGTCGACGATCGACTTGGCATGGGCGTTGTTGTACGCGATGCTGTTCGTACCGGTCACCGTGCCGTTCGTGTACAGCGTAACTGCCGCCGTATCCGTGCCCGCCGTGGGGATTGCACGCAGGAGGGTCTGGTTGAATTGCGTCCATGCAAGACGGTCGAACGTCTTGACGGCGTCGTTCTTGAGAACCTTCTGAATCAGTTCCATCACCGGGAACTTGGACAGGTTGTCCAGCTTGCCCGAGTAGGGAACCGAGTTACCCGCTTCCGTCACGGTCAGGGTACCCTGCGTGATCGTGAAGTTGGTTTCCGGCATCGTGTTCGTTTCCTGGATGACACCACCAGCGGTGACCACATCCGAGAACACGTCCCACGTGAAGATGTCGCCCTTCTTCTTGCCTTGCTGACTCGCGTCACGGACGTCCGCAAACTGGCGAAACTTCACCAGCGGTTGGACGGCCATGCGGAGCACGTTGCTCAGCTGGCGGCTATACATGAAGCCGCCGAGCGAGTTCACTGCCCAGACTTGACCTGCCATATCGTTCTCCTAAAGGAAGTTCAGTTTCGAGCCCATTGCGGACCTCCTCTGGCCTTCGCCATATTGGAAATCACCGCAGACGGGGATTCGTCCGATTCGTCTTCGTCCACCTTCGGTTTCGCCTTGGCGTTAGCCGCGACGATGGCCTTAGGGGCCGCACTCTTCCGAGCTTCTTTGGATTCGAGGGAGTTTTCGACAGGTTTTGTGGTGTATTTCTTCACCATCGCATCCCGCCACTCGCGTACTTCATCACCCACCTGCTTGAAGCGTTCCTCATAGGGTCGCTTGTCGCCGTCAGTGACTAGGTCCTTATCCCGTTGCAAGACAATGCCGTGCAATTGAGGATCGTCCACGAGATCTTTATACTCCGACTCAAACCACGCAAGCGCGGTTTTGAAATTGAGGCGTTCGTCGGCGATTCGTCCAATGTCTTCGGCGGTGACGCCGGGAGACCTATTCCGGATTTTCCGGAGGGCTGCGACCGCTTCCTCTTCGGTGCCCATTTGTATTGCGCGGACCAGCGCAAGCTCCTCTTCATCGGAGCGCTGTTCAATATCCTCCTCGGAGGGTAACTGAACCTCTTTCTTTTCGGGAGTAGTCACTGCCTTCCTGGCAATGGCTGCTTCCTCCAGATATTTATCGCCGGAAGCGATCTTCTGCGCCTTGGCGATCAACTCGGGGGTGAGTTCAACATCCTCACCATTCACCTTGATCTTTGGTACCTTTACAACCTCTTCCTCGACGGGGGCTGTACCGGCATCCGACTTGACTTCCTCAACGACCACATCGTCGGCGTTCGGGTCCTTCTCGACGGTAAACGGTTCGGTGGTGCCGTCATCGTTGACAAATTGAAGTTCATCAGCCCGCTCGGCATCGTTCCGGTCATTGATCCGGTCCAGCAAGGCCAACCGTTCATCATTCCCACTACCGATGGTGTCGCCGCCATTCTCAGATGGACCACCGCCAGATTCATCCTCATCCACGACATACATCGGGGTGGCCAGGGGAAATACGGTCCGGAGAATGCTATTCAATTTCATCGTCTATTCCTTCAAGGATTTTGGTTGACCTGATGCCGTCCTCTATTGCCTGTGACAGCCAATCCCGAAAGCTCTCCGCCCGCCATATCTCGGCCTGGAGCTTCACGACTTGTTTGAAATCGGTGGGATCGCATGTCTTCAACTTTTCTAGGGAGTAATTATACTCCCTCAGGGTGTTTACCAACAAGTATTGACCTATCCGGCTGTCCCAGAATATCTCAACTTGTTTCCCGAACACTGCTGTTTCTAGTTCTTGAGGCGGCATATCTTGCATTATTGTTCTCCGACATTAGGGTTCTCATGTGTGTGGCTATAGCCCTGGTATT